ATGGATAAGTCATTTGTTCTCCTAGTATGCCAATACGGATGTGTCAAGGATACCGTATAATGTCGAATCCAAGATGAAGCCATCGAGGACATTTTCCTGTGTTGTAAGTGTTGTGCGCCATGTGTTAGGCGTAATGCTGTGGGCTATGCCTTGACATTGGAGAGTCTTGACAATAGTAGTTCCTGCCACATTCACATTTGTAATCTGCATAGGGTCGAAGTAGTCGAGATCCAGTGCAGCTGTAACCCCTGCCCCATAGCCTAGAGTTACTAGGTCAAGGGTAATAGATTCGATTCTAAGGGTAGTTTCCTTACGCGATGCCACAAAGTTAGAGGCAAGGTCTAAAGCCTCAGCATCTGTCTGCATAAGCATGTCATTGGCTGTGATGCTGTGTAGGAAATACTTAGCAATCGAGGCTGCATCTGAGGCAGTCTGAGTTGTGCCGCCTATGCGTGTAACACTGGCTGAATTCACAATGGTTTTATCATCCAGTGCAAAGGTAATGCCAGCATAAGGAATGTCTGTAGATCCAGTTGCATTGGAAAAGGCTGTAGGTGCTTCTGCTGGAGACTCATAGACAAACTTGCGATCCTTGAACACAGCGTTGCCAGCCTTGTCAAAGTAGAAGGCTCCCTGCTCTGTAAAGGTTGCAGTCTCAATAGCTGCTAGAGCAGTGCGTGTAGTCGCTGGATCTGCCTGACATAGTGTTTGACCAGTCATAATAGATCGAGATGATGAAGGCCAGCCAATAGCATCTAGGATTTTGCCTACGCGTGTGCCAGTGCCTTGCCCTGCTCCTGCATCTGCCACGGTAGTTACATTGGAGTTGAAGATAAGTCTAAAGGCATCTGAGCAGATTAGATCGACATAGCCAATCTCTTGATCTTTAGGGTAAGTGTAAAGATACTCAGTAATGTAACCCTTGAAGATTGGATAAACAGTGCCTGCATAATCTGCTTCGATAATAATTGAGCGTAAAGGTACAAGATTGGGATAGTAGGGGCTTGTTACCGATTGGGGGTTCCACGCGCCTGTTTCGTCTGTAATTCTCACAGTTGCTGATCCTGATAAATACTTATCCTGAAACAGGTTACGCTCTTTGCGAGTATCGATTTTTGCTACTTGATTGGATACATCAATGATGACAGTGCCGGGATCTGCAAGAATGGCAAAGTCAAGCTGTGAAGTATCTAGGACAAATGGATCACCGAATGATGCTCCACCTGTCAGATTGATCTTGACGATAGGGGTTGCAGGTAAAGCCATTAGTACACCGTACTGTAAGTAACTGGAGTACCTGAAGCCTGTTGTGCGTATAGTCCTTGCGTGATGGCTGCTACTAGATCGCGCTCTGTTGTAACTGAGCCTGTGACAGATACATTGACTACTGTACTACCACCTACTGCTCCACCTGATGCGCTCATCTGGTTAAACATTCTTGCTGCCTCTGGTCCTTCTGCGTATGTTCCAGTTAGAGTAGATCCTAGAGATCCTGCTGGCAATAACTGGTCAGCCATTTGACCATCGATCTTGCGCTGGATTTTAGCTTTAGATTCTGCAAGTATGTCGTATCTTGCCTGTTGCTCTGGAGTAAATCCAACCTGACCTAATGGCTTGATGTTGGCTAACTTAGCAAGTTCCATAGCCATCTGTTGTAATGTTGAAAGCCATGCTGTAAATGGATTCTGAATGTCATTAAGACCAATCATGTCACCGCGAAGTGCTGCTAACTTTTGAGCATTGGCAACCATGCTGTTAGCAAGGGTCGCTGCTGCTGTTATGTTGCCTTCATTGATGGCAGCTTCTAGGTCATAGATGTCTTTCTTTAGGGCTACGCGAGCCTTTTCTTCATCCGTTAACTTACTTTGTGCAGCAGCGGCTAACTGGATACCTTCTTCATCAAATACCTTTTTGCCTTGAGCAAGGACTAGAGCAGCCTTATCTAAGACTTCTTGCTTCTTCTTTTCAGCTGCTATCTGCTTCTGGGTTGCTGACAATTTCTTAGCATTAGATAACTGGGTTGCCCCTAGTTTAGTAATCTTTGTTTCAGTAGTGAGTTGCTGTTGTCTAGCCTTATGCTCATTAGGATTAAAGTCAGTTCTAACCTTGCCAGCTTCACGAAGCATCTCAATGTATGAGCCAAGAATAGGAATCATTCCAACATTAAAGTCACCCAAGATTGGAATGTCATTTAACTTGCTCGCTAATGTTCCCACTCCACGAATAACATCTGCTATGTACCCTGCTGTAGCCTTCATGTTATTGGCTAAGTCAGCAGCGGATGTATTCTCACCTAGATTAGTTAAAGCATCGATAAGGCCTGTACCGATAATTTCAGAGGCATTGGCTGCACCTACTGAAAGGATGGCTAATTGGCCTGAAAATGTCTTTGTAGCGGCAGCAGCAGATCCAGCAAAGGTATCTGCTAACTGTGTTGTGATTTCCTCAAAAGATTTAGTCTTTAGATCGGCTTTGCTAAGTCCTACACCTAAGCGAGTAAGTGCTGTGTTATTGCCTAAATAGGCACGACTTAAGGCTGTAGTTACTGAATTAACATCCTTGCCAGTTGAGGCTGAAATGTCTAATGCAAGGTTTAGAAGTCTTTGGCTTTCAGCAGAGTTCTGTGTCGCAATTGCAAGTCTCTGGTAAGCAGGACGAAGTAGATCATCAAGGATACCGAACTCAGTCTCAAGGCGATTTATGTACTGCTCAGTGCTGGCAGCATCTCGCTCTAAGCCAACATTCTTTAATGCTAAGGCTAACTGTTGCTGTGCCTTCTGATCATCCGCAGCTGCTTTGACGGACTTCTTCGCATAGTTTAGTACAGCAGCAGTACCAAAGGCTAGACCAAAAGTGCCAGCAAGATTCTTTACTGTTTTTCCTAGTTTTTGACTTGCTGTTTCAGCTTGCTTAAAACCTTTAAGATCCGCTTTTGAGGATATATTGATTACTTCATTGATATTCATTAAGCGACCCTCTTTAGATTTGCTGAGTTAGATCGCCTGTATAATTCTTGCTCTGCCGTTGAGATTGCTTTACGCACAGCGCCTTCTGCTCTACCTTGATTCTGTGACCATGCCTTAAAGATCAAACGGCCTCTACCTTTTAGACTGCCTGTTAGCGGTGGCAAAGCATCAATAAATTGCTGTCCAGCATTAGGGTTTATAGATTTGCTTACCTTATTGCTATTGCTACCAGCTTTAGGACCAACCCACGGCTGAGGGCCAATACGACCAGCGCCTTCATAAATTGCACCTGCGCGAGAGGCATTAACAATTCTAGCCATAGAACTAAAACCGTTGCGATCTACTTTTGATGCTGTAGTTTTATAGCCAATACCAGATTTAATTTGTGATGCATTAAATGGTGGAAAAGTTCCTTCGCTAAAGGATCTAGGAGCCCAGCCGCTTAAAGGTGAACTCGATGGCACAAAACCTCTGGCTTGTCTCACGACTGGCTTAAGAGCTAATGTTATTTCTTTTTTCAAAGCTTTTTCTAAATCTGGAGCAAACCTACGAAGTGCTTTGCGGAGATCAGCGTTTCCTAGTATTTCTATTTGCATCTTTGATCTCCTTCGCTTCATCTCGTAAGCCTTCAAGTAGTGCGTCTAGCATTACTTTGTCTAACTCTAATAAATGTTGTGGCGCGATCCCTAACCTTATGCTTAGCCTAGCAATAAGGTAGGTGAGTGGTAGATCGCGCTTTAAGCTAAAGGGTTGGAATCAAGCACCTCAACACTTTTGAGTGTCTCAATGAAGTCCATCCCAAATGGCTTAACAGTCTCACCTGACCTGCGTGTGACTTCCCATGCCAGCCAATAAACATCCGATTGCTTTTCCTCATCGCGGAAAGCTTTGTGGAAACCCTTTTTAGCGTATTGCTCAAACGCATACTCCACTGCTGGAGTAATCTCGCCTTCTAATACACTTCCATCTTGTCGAACGATCTTTAGTCTTGCCATGTTTAGCCCCTTTGTTTAATTGTTTAAAATGTGCCTGTTGTTGCTACTGCAACTGTTGAGTTAGCAGTAAATGTAATTGACTGTGTGCCAATGTCTCCAACAGCACCATTGATGTCTGTTGTATTGTTGACTAACAATGAAACAGTATAGAGGGGATTCGTGGCAGATACCGCTGTTCCCTTTGTTTGTAGGAATACAGCTGTGACTGTTGTTCCCCATGCAGCCTGTAGTGTTGCCAATACATTTGTTGCTGCTGTGTCGTTTAGGAAATCTATAGTTACTGTTGATGACTCTAAGCCCTTTACGAACTTATGTGATGAGTCACCCATAGCAGTTACTTCTAGTTCATCGAATACTCGGTTGATTGTTACTGCTGTGACATGGTCAGATAGATCGACAGAGTTGATCTTCACGCCCACATTGTTATTTAGAAATACAGCCATGAGATTATTCCTCGTCTTTCTTAGTAGTTACTGGCTTTGGTGCTGATGGTGCTACCTGCCCGATTTTGATCAGGAAGGCTTCGTTTTCTTTTTCCCACTCGGACATTTTAGCTCCAGCTCGTTAGGATTGATACGGACATCTCGCAGCTGAGTAGGTCACCCGAAGCAGCGTTGAGAATACTAGGTGCGCTTATTGCGCTTACATTATAGGTCAAAGATGATGCAGCGAGCTTTGCAAACACGCCACATACTGCATCTTCTATACCGTTAAGGTTGCCTTCGTTATCAAACAAAGGCACTGTAATAATAATCTTAAAGTTAGCCATAGGGCTAATTGTGATGTGTTGGTTATTGCTAGGTGTCAGATAAGGATCATCTGGAGACACGATTACAGAGTTAGCAAGAACAGTTGCAGGCGGAAAGGCAAATGTCTGCCACTTAGTATTATCTACTAATGCTGTGGCTAATGTTGTGCGAAGGGTAGTGACTGCAACTGGCATTATCCCACCATCGAGCGTGGGTCTAGTGCGTGTGCGATCAATCCTCTGACCTTAGCGAGTAGCTGTGCGCTCATTCGGTAAGGTGAGGGCTGGAAGTCAATGGCGTTAGAACCTGAAAGGGTAGCGGTTCTTGCTTGCCAGATTTCAACAGCGATCATCAAAGCTGCGTTTTGTACTGCTGTATCTGTAGTCCAGTCTGTGTAAGTAGTAGTAGATACAGTTCCATAAGGAAAAATTGGGTGGTAAGACTGTGCTGAAGAATGAGTGGTTGTCACACTAATTGAGTATTCTCCGACTGCTGTAATTGTCTTAGTACCTGCATACAAAGAACCTGAGTTAGCAATTGTTACGCTTTGACCTACATAAAAGGTATCTCTAACATCTTCATTAAAATACAAAGTGCCTGTGCCTACAACATTGCTGTGTGCAACGCTAAACCATTTAGGAGCCCATAACATAGGAATAAGGACTGCATCTGCGGCATCTGCTACTTCTTGAAGCGTAGCGTCTGGATACAAAGTACCAACTCCGAGTGTGCTACGGAGCTCTGCGACTGTTGTAAGTGCCATTTGCAATCCTTTCTAAAGACTCTGGGGAGTAGAGGGCTACTACTCCCCAGAGCGACTTAGTTACCTATTTATCAGGTTAGGTTAAACCAGTTTGCGCCTGCTGCTAACTTAGTAGCTAGTGCTCCCTGACCAAACAGTAGAATGTCTACAGTTCCGTCTGAATTAACATTAGTGCGAAGCTGCTGACGAGCACCCTCGTACCATGTGTAAGCATCTGGGTTAATAACAGCCATTGAATAATCAGCTGTACCTACTCCACCAGAACCTTGCATGTAACGAGATACACGAAGGTCAAGACCTGCAACTGATCCACGAACACTGAGTGGTGAAAGTGCGCCAGCGTTATTCTGAGGATTTGCCGCGATGTAGATTGGGCGGCCATTATCGTTGTAGCTCATGATGTTAGCCCATTGTTGTGGGGTAACAATAATGTTACGACCAAAGCCAAGTGATGCTGAATAGACAGCCGCTGCTGCGCTTGATACATACTTGAGCAATCCATCGGCTGAGTTAGCCTGTGGTGTTGCGTTAAGAGTACCTGCGCCCTGAATAGCTGTCGTTACAAATTCTTCAGTATCTTTTGCGTAAGCAAATTCCATCTGGACAAGAAGCTCGTCTAAAAATGCAGGTGTTGAATTTGTTAGCAATTCTAGAGTAGTGATTGCACGACCCTTAAAAGACTTCTTTGTCACTGTGATATATGATGCTTCAAGTTGTGACTCTGTAACTGCACCATTCTCATCGATCTGATCGACTAGAGGCACTTCAGTAATCTTAGGCAACTCAAATGTTTTTCCAAATTCTGGCATTGTGCCACGAGTGATTGAATCAATCATTGGGCGATCTGCGTTAGAAAGGAAGTTAAGTAGCTGTGTGCTTTGTGGTGTTGGAATGAATCCTGCACCTGTTGTCTGATCGTTGTCAGCAGCGCGTAGCCATTGACGAGATTCATCATCACCAAAGAGATTCGCCTTTAGTGTGTTCTCCAAGTAGTTACGCTTTGTGATTTCGATTCTTGGAGATGTGTAGTACATCGCTGTTACAGTAGGGCGAGCAGCCTCGACAGGTGCTGCCTCTACTGCAGGTGTTGCTTCGACTGCTGAAGTGGTATCTTCCACGGCTGTCTCGCTTTCTGTAGTTGGGTTTTCTTCAGCAGGGGTAACTTCCTCTGCTGCGATCTCTAGCACCTGAGCCGACTTAAAGGCTGGCTCTGTTACGAGAGAAACTTCTTTTAACTTTGCCGCTGTTACGACTGTGTGTCCGTTGCGTGATGGCTTAGATGCAAGGATCTCTGCGCCTATGCTCAGACCTGAAACCAAATTTTCGCTTGCCATGATAAGGGCATCTGTGCCAGCCTGTGAACGGCTTAGCTTAAAGGTTGCATAAATGCCATCTTCTTTTTGTTCAGCTGAGATCATTCGACCAACAGGCTTCTTCATGTCATGTTGTGATAAGAGCTTAATCTTTGTTGGGTCTGCGATCTCAATAGATCCTGCCTCAAAAGTATAAGATCCAAGATTAGTGCTGCCAATTTCATCATTACCAAAGGGCACTATCTTGCCAGTGATTTCGCGCTTTTCTTCGTTGCACTCAATCATTGTGGCTTCGATGTATAAGTTTTCCATTAGCCTTCGCTTCCATTAGGTGTTAGATCTTCCATCTGCATAGCTTGTTCGATTGTAATTAAACCAAGTGAAAGCATCTTTTCTATAACTAGCAATCGCTCCATAGGTTCAACGCGCAAGAATGTAGAATCTAAATCAAACTTTACATAGTGACCAGCAGTAGATATATCATCCATGCTTAAACGCTGCTCAATTGCAGAGATGTATGGCTGGAACGCTAGTGCTACCAATTGTTTTCTTTCATCTATAATATTTGCGTATGTCATAGATGTGTTTAGGTCTGCTGACAAGTAGTAAGCAGGGATGCCGCACAAGCGACTGATCTCTGTTGCAAGATTCTGGATTGCTTCGTTGTACATCATGTCTTTAGGACTAAAGCCAATATTCTGCGCCTCGAGAGTTGAGGTCAAATATGCAGTTGAACGATTCTGACGAGCTGACTTCCATGAAGCCAGTAAACCTTGAACTTCCGCAGGTGGAAGATCTGCTCCTGTATTTTTTAACACTGTAGTAGCCATCGGGGTTTGAGCAGCTACAGCGGCAGCCTTCTGAATGTCAATAGCTGCTTGAATTGTTCTTGCACCTGTTGTAAGTACGCCTTCGTTAAATGCTTGGAATGTAACTAAAGATCCAAGACCAGACATCGGCCGTGGTGATCCATCAACATAATACTGTGTAACAAATGTGTTAGTTACATCAAGATCAAAAGTAATGCGAGTATTGGCAACCCACTCAAAAGATGCAGGGCGATTATCTTCCTGATAGGTCTCCGTAACTTCTAGAAAAGCCTGACCAAAAAATAATAAGCTGTCCACGAGATAGCTGACAGTTACGAACTGCGGTTGTGACTTAGATAGTTGATGCACCCATCGTGGAGCTGCAATAGATTCGCCCGTGGACTTCTTTTTATACTCTAGCGGAATAGATCCGACTGTGCAGAGAAGATCGCGGCATCGCTTAATAGCGGGTACAGCCATAGCATCTCGTCTGCCAATTACAGGGAATGTAAAGTTGTAGATTGAGTTAATGCCATCGCCCATAATCTTAGGCGCGAGCTGTGCCTCTAATATTTCTGGCTTACGCGAAAAGATACCCATAGACATAAAGGATACCATTTGTCAAGTAATTAGACAAACAATACTGGCGTGTCTAACTGTAAATTTGAGGCTTAGGCTCTGGAAGCATTAACTTGCTTACAACCATGGCCAAACCAATAGGTGCAGAGATGTCTCCAGCCGACTTGCGTTTGATAATACGCCACGCAGAGTCATTAACCTTAGCTGCACAGTTATTCATTTGCTGGATTAACTCAGCCTGACCATTGTGAACTACTCGATGATTGACTAAGCCTTCTAATAAGTCACCACAGGCCTTGTAGAACTGTTGGCCTGAAACATCCTCAACCATTACACCGCTTTGAC